GTCCTAGCTCGATTCATCTGTTTCCTCAGGTCCTTGCCTTCATCTGTCCGCTCACCCGGGACTGAGACCAAGAAATCAGTGATCGCATCATGTATCCCAACAGAAACATGTTGCGAGAATCTGCTGCAGTCTAATTGCACGCAGATTGGATCATCAAATTGATCCCACTTGTCCTTGATCATCTCACCGATCTGAACGACATTCATCGCCTTAGTGACCGTGCGCCGCACATCACTATTCCTCGCCAAGCACCGATCTAAAGCCCTATACACCGCCTTTTCAAGCGGTGCAATGTGCACACCAAGAAGGAGGTTGATTACCACAGATTGTGGTCTAATCACACGGGGGGTCTTGTAAACCCACCCACCAATACCATCTGGTTCGAGAGCCATGAGCTCATCCTTAATGAAGAACTTAGCAAGTTCATCTCTCCAGGTGATAATCCTTTCGTGAAGAGTTTCGACCTCACGGAGATAGGCTTGTTTCTTTGGACCAGCGCGTGTATTAGCATAGTCGAAATATGTCATCCTACCTCCGTAATTGATCTTATGTCTCAATTTACGAAGGAACTTCTTGAAGGGCCTTAAATCCCTAGGCACAGGGGGTTTCTTAAACTCTCCCCTGTCCTTCACAAAATACACGCGCCCCAAGATGGCAGCATGCAAGTTGTTCACACTGTTGTGGAACACCATCTTCTTTCCTCCCGTGCCACACTCCACAAATCTAGTGATGACACGGGGATTTGGACTGCGCAGCTGAGACGTCACCTTAATAGCTAGTTTCTCAAGAACATCTAAGTTCATAATACTTTCGATGTCGCCCTGATACTCCATGCTTAACGCCTCGGCCGCGCAGCCCTAACAGCGCGGGGTACCCCCACACAACTCCTGGTACTCCACATTCCGAGTACGAGAAGCTACAGAGTGTTGCACCATCATGGCACTAATCTCTGCACGTGTGGGGGTGAGGACCATTTCGGTGGCAAGGTCAATCCAAGCCGCTATATCCTTGATCCTCCAAGACCTGGTTTTCATGGCATTATTAATCATGTCGCGGGTGCTGAGCCTAATTGCGTTTGTGGCCCTCCCGCGGAACGATACCTTGGCCTTAACCTCATCAACGATGAGAAAAAGTCCATAATGCTTGCGCTTCAATCTGTTGCGCTTTTCTCCTAAAAACCTCGCCCTGTGCTCGTGTTGTTTGTCCAGTGTATCGTTATGACACTGAACCTTCCGCCAGTCTTCGAGACTCTTTTGACTAGCGGGTACTGGTGGGTCGGCGAGCTTCGCAGCTAGCTGGTGCATGCGCTGGCGAGCATCAATCTCATTGTCGGGAAGTTCTTGAAC